GCATTAGATAGAGTAAATGTTAGAAGATTGTTAATAACAGTTAAAAAGTTTATTGCTTCAGCAACAAGATATTTAGTATTTGAACAAAATACAGATGCTACGAGAAATAGATTTTTAGCAATTGCAAACCCATATTTAGAAAGTGTAAAAGCTCAGCAAGGTCTTTATGCATTTAGAGTGGTAATGGATGAAACAAATAATACACCGGATTTAATTGATCAGAATATATTATATGGACAAATATTCTTACAGCCAACCAGAACTGCAGAATTTATTGTTCTTGATTTCAATATTCAAGCAACTGGAGCGTCATTTCCGGAATAAAAATTAAGTAATAACATATTTATATTAAAAGAATATAGGAAAGAATATGCCTTTAGAAGATTTCGTAACCGAACCAGTCATTAATGATAATGATTTATTTAATAATGCATTTGGGTGGGAACCAAAATATACCAATAGATTTATTATGTATATGGGAGACACTGATATTCCTGCATATATTGTGAAAGCATCTGGAAGACCGTCAATAAATAATGGTGGTTTTGTTTTAGATCATATCAACATCGAAAGAAAAATGAAAGGTAAATCCAGATGGCAAGATGTCAATATTACTTTATATGATCCAATTGCTGAGTCAGGAGCTGAAGCAGTAATGAAATGGATTAGATTGCATCACGAATCATTAACAGGTAGAGATGGGTATTCTACAATATATAAACAAGACTTAACATTTCACTCATTATCTGCATTAGGTGAAAAAATTGAAGAATGGACATTAAAAGGAGCATATATTTCAGATGCAGGCTTTGGCGATATGGATTGGAGTAATGAAGCAGCAGTTGAAATTTCATTAACTATTGCATATGATTATGCAGTCTTTAATTATTAAAATATAAGGTGTTGACCATGGCAAGATAAAGGCCTAAAACAAAAGTAAGGAGTTAGCTAAACGCTAACTTTTTTACTGTTTATATATTTATAATAAAGTTATTTAAAGGAGTTATATATGGCAAAAATGACGGATAGATATCCTAAATCAGATCTATTAGATTTAGCAAAACAACAACATGATAATAGACAACGAAGTAAATTACCTACTGAGATATTCAAATTAGCGTCAGGAGGCGAAATTTATCCAGAAACAAATCCATTGCGATCTGGTAAAGTTGAGATGCGGTACATGACTGCATATGATGAAGATATATTAACAAATGCTTCATATATACGAGAAGGGGTTGTACTAGACAAACTGCTACAATCCTTAATAGTTTCTGATATTGATTATGAGTCAATAGCACAAGTAGATAAAGACAGTTTAATTATTGGTGCTAGAATTGTAAGCTATGGAGCAGAATACAAAGTAACTGTGACAGATCCGAAAACAAAGAATAAATT